ATTCAAATCTTCTTAGAAGAGATTCAGGAAGTTGAAGACACATTAGAAGATATTCTTGAACAACAAGATTTGGATGTTGCTGTTGGTGTACATCTTGACCGTATTGGAGAAGATATTGCATTGCTAAGAGAAGGTATGTCTGATAGTGATTATCGGACTGCTCTTAAAGTTAAGCAGATTCTTAATGCTGGTGAAGGGCAATTCTCTACGGTATTGAATCTGTGGAGAACATTACTGGGAAGTACTTCAGCAACAATGAGCGAAGAGTTTCCTGCTGGTGTTGCTTTGTTCTCTGATGTTGGTGCCCCCACAATAGAAACTATTAATACGCTAACCCAAGCACTTCCCATCACAGTTACAGCATCAATCACTGCATCCTTCTCAGAAGATCCTGCATTTGTTTTTGAAGGCGGTGATGGTGAAGGTTTTGGTACAACAGAAGATTCAAGCATAGGTGGTGAATTAATTAGCCGCTACACAAGTATTCTATAAGAGAGAAAAATAAATGCCTTATACATACAGTAGACCAACAGTATTTCCTGAGTTGGCTACAGACGATGTTTACAACGGTCTTCTTGGTGCTATTAACGTACAAGAACCACCCACAGGAATTAAAACGGATGGTTATGACTATGGCGCTAAATTACCAAGAGAATTTCATAACTGGTATGGAAGAATAACTAATAATTGGCTTCTGTACACTGATGAACGAATCACAGATATGTTAGCAACGTTATCTGTGATTCAAGATAAAAATCAAAATGCTGATTTACTTTTCTTTAGTAAATGGTAATCAGGAGAAATAAATGGCAACAGTTTTAGGAAGATTAGCAAGTCATAAATCAGCAGGAGCTGTTACACAAGCTGTATATCAAGTTCCCAGTAGTAAAGTTGGTAAAGTAAATGTGACTGTAGTTAATAACTCAGGTACAACTGCAACAGTGTTGCTATACATCAGCCCCACATCAACACCAGCAGCAGACTATGTAATTCAACATGATACAATCAGTGTTAGTACAATTGGTTATGAACGTATTGGACTAATCATGAAGCCCACAGAATGGCTTTGTTACAAAACAGATGTAGCTGGTGTTAATGTGGTTGTTAATGGGATTGAAGAAGATTCTGCTAGTGATTGTATTTCATCCTCAACTTTAATTACAACTAATACAGACACAACAGTTTTTCCAAACTCAGCAGCTAAAGCAACTACAGTGGATGTGACATGTTCCATTCCAGAAGGCAGCGCTTCGGATTTTGTTACTGTGGAATTATATGTGACTACAACAGACATAGCTGGTGGGTATCTGATACAAAAAGAAGTTATCCGTAGAAACGGGGTAACAGGCTTCTCAAGAGAAGGTTTAGCTTTGTCTGCTACAGATAAATTAATTATTAGGACATCAAACATCGTAGGGCAATTAGCTGTACGTATTGATGGCTTTACGAGGGGGTAATAGTGAGCACAACTTATTTTAACAAAGGCTCCAGTAGTGGGTCTGGTGATAGTCCATTTTACAAATTAAAACCTATACCCTTAATCAATAAAACTAATATTGTAAGGGATGACGATTTTAGCTCGGTGTCGTTCACTCACATTCCTGTTTGGAGATCTGCCGCTGCAAATAACTACTTTGTCTCAGCGGGCACCACAACTTCATTGTACTCTATCAATGCTGCTGGTGTTGCCTCTTTAGTTGGTACAAGTACATTTAATACATATCTAACAAGTTCTTCAGCGGCTTGCTTCTTTTTAAGTACCTCTGACCAATGCCTTTACGTATTACTGTATGCAAGCCCCCAATATAGACTAATAAAAATAAGTGACACGCTGGGCACAACCACTACAATAGGCTCAGCTTTCACCCCATCATCAGCAACTAGGTGGCCTACACAGATTCCCTCTGACCCAGCAACAATGCTTGATGATGGAACAGGCTCAATAAAAGTGTATTTCAGAGGTTATACTCACCAAATTAACAAAACCACTGGCAAAGACTATCTTGACTGTGTTGGGTGATTTCATCTTGTTCACGTTCAGGGATTGGGTAAAATACTTTCAATGTGAAAGCTAAATCCTTTAAAGGAATATTGTTTACATATTGAATTATTTTATTTGTATGTTGTGGATAAAACTCTACAGCAGCTTTGACTATGGAATATGTTTCACTGTCTAAATAAACATTAATCAATTCAGATAAGTCTGAGCTATAAGCTACATATTCATCACTAACCACTTCACCACTTTCAATCGCTGTAGTGATTTTTATACTTCTCTTTTTACTCATTTTTGGATACCTTAGTGACCACCCTTATGGATGGTCTGCTTGGAATTGACCTACTGTTGAATAACCTTTACCACCATTAGCAGCCATCTCTGTTTCAGTTGGCACAGCAGGAAGGCCAAAGATAACTCTTGACTCTGGGAGAAGTTCTGTAGACCAAACAGGAGGGCTAAGAATTTCTGTAGCCCTACCAACACCAATCAAACCTAAAGCCTCTAATGCTTGCGTACCAGAGACAGTTTCAGGTCTATCTAAGTGGACATAGGCTGTGGCCATAATATCATCTTGAGCTACCGCAACAGACAACCACTGATCCTCTGTTAAGAGTAAATTGAGGCCAAGAGAAGCTTTCTTTATTGCTCTCTTCTCTGCTGCTGTAAAACGATTACGGTAAGCGTACTTGGTAATTATTCTTCCAAAGGTTGGGGAGGTATCTGGAGGAGGTAGGAATTCACCACCCTCATAAAGCCAACCAGTAGTTACACCAAGACTCACTTGTTGCTGCGTTAATTCTATCAAATCAGCAGGTGGGTTATTAGAATAAAATGAATCCCTCCAATCATCAGGCCAGTTATATACTGCCGCAACTTTGTAATTGTTAATCTGAACCACTATTTTTGTCATAAACTATACTCCAGAAAACCAATCAACAACAGATTGCAAGAACTCATCAAAATCAGAACGATATATGTATCCAAAGTTAGAGGTGTTGTTTCCCCATAAGTCACCTAGATAAATTTTATCAGAGTCTACAAAAACCCAGTCTTTTAAAAAACCTGAACTGCCTCCTGATAAAGTCAAGGCATCAACATTTCGTAAATTCACATAGGGAAAATTTCCTGTGGTTGTGGAGGTAAAACCTTCCAACCAAATATCTCCCACATTAACACCTGTGGTGGATATTCTGCTTATACCTGTAGTACCATCTGAGCTTAGGTAGTTTAGATGAGCTGTTGTATATGTTCCTAAAACCATTGGAACATCTTGTGAAACAATAGCTCCTGTTGTTTTATTTAATTGATGGTACTTACCTCTACTTATAACAAGGAGATGACCAGCACCATCTTGATACATAACACTACCAAGTGACCAATTACTAGGCGTTGCGGGAGTAAAACTACTGCCGATGGTTGTTACCACTCCTGTGGTATCATTTACTTTTAATAATTGATAAGTAGTTCCTGCTTGCAGTAAACAGTATAGGCACTGATCCGCCGAACTTAAGTAAAGTCTTTGGAAAGTACTTCCTGACAAATAAGATACGGAATCTAGGTTTGCAAGCACTGAGGTGCTACCATCAGTGTTAATCAGATGTAAATCTAATTCCACCCTTGATGTCCCTGTAAAAGTGAAAGCTCTGTTGGCTACCACCCCACTACGAAAAACCCTCATGAAGAGGTTGGGGGTGGATATTGGTATGTTGGTGCCCCCTACTAAAGGTATTGTTTTCAATTGGTAAAAAGGGCTTTTGCCGTTGCCGCTTGTGCCCCTATTAAAATAGCTTGTACCCACTCTTACCCCCTTGTAAAACCATCAACTCGTACAGCCAATTGACCTACAATGTCTGATGTTCTAATGATTAATTTATCCGTAGCCGATAAGGCCAGCCCTTCTCGTGAAAAGCCTGTAGTACCATTTCTACGAAGTGTTTCTTTTTGAATAAGGAATCCACCAGCTACGTTTGTTGTAGTCACATACATTTCCAGACTAACTAAATCCGCAGCACTTCCCTCTGGTATGGAGCATGTCACATCTACCGTAGTTGCTTTTGCTGCTGAGTTTGGAAACACTGTTGTGTCTGTGTTAGTTGTAATTAAAGTTGAAGATGAAATGCAATCACTTGCTGAATCTTCTTCAATACCATTAACTACAACATTAACACCAGCCACATCTGTCTTGTAACAAAGCCACTCTGTTGACTTCATAATCAATCCAATACGTTCATATCCAATTGTACTGATACTGATCGTATCGTGTTGGATTACATAGTCTGCTGCTGGGGTAGATGTGGGGCTGATATAGAGTAGAACTGTTGCGGTTGTACCTGAATTGTTAATTACAGTCACATTTACTTTACCCACTTTACCACTTGGAACTTGATACACAGCTTGTGTAACAGCACCTGCTGATTTATGACTTGCTAATCTTCCTAAAACTGTTGCCATTTATTTCTCCTGATTACCATTTACTAAAGAAAAGTAAATCAGCATTTTGATTTTTATCTTGAATCACAGATAACGTTGCTAACATATCTGTGATTCGTTCATCAGTGTACAGAAGCCAATTATTAGTTATTCTTCCATACCAGTTATGAAATTCTCTTGGTAATTTAGCACCATAGTCATAACCATCTGTTTTAATTCCTGTGGGTGGTTCTTGTACGTTAATAGCACCAAGAAGACCGTTGTAAACATCGTCTGTAGCCAACTCAGGAAATACTGTTGGTCTACTGTATGTATAAGGCATTTATTTTTCTCTCTTATAGAATACTTGTGTAGCGGCTAATTAATTCACCACCTATGCTTGAATCTTCTGTTGTACCAAAACCTTCACCATCACCGCCTTCAAAAACAAATGCAGGATCTTCTGAGAAGGATGCAGTGATTGATGCTGTAACTGTGATGGGAAGTGCTTGGGTTAGCGTATTAATAGTTTCTATTGTGGGGGCACCAACATCAGAGAACAAAGCAACACCAGCAGGAAACTCTTCGCTCATTGTTGCTGAAGTACTTCCCAGTAATGTTCTCCACAGATTCAATACCGTAGAGAATTGCCCTTCACCAGCATTAAGAATCTGCTTAACTTTAAGAGCAGTCCGATAATCACTATCAGACATACCTTCTCTTAGCAATGCAATATCTTCTCCAATACGGTCAAGATGTACACCAACAGCAACATCCAAATCTTGTTGTTCAAGAATATCTTCTAATGTGTCTTCAACTTCCTGAATCTCTTCTAAGAAGATTTGAAT